AAAACTTAAAACACAGGGACTAAATATTATGAATAATGTAGAATTAGAGTACTTAGCAGTAGCAAAGAATATTCTGCATTCTGGTATTGAACAAACAGGAAGGAATGGCGTAACTAAACGCCTTCCTTTCCAGACACTCGATTTTAATATATCGGAATACTTTCCATTATTAACTTCAAGAAGAATTTTTTATAAAGGAGCACTAGGAGAATATGCTGCTTTTGTTAGGAAGCCTAAACACATCAATACGTTTAAATTTTTTAATTGTAACTATTGGGATATGTGGGGAGATGTTGATGGAGATATTAACATTGACTATGGTAACAAATGGATTGAATGGAATGGTGTTAATCAATATCAAAATGTATTGAATGAATTAAAAACCAATCCAACAAGTAGAAGATTATTAATTACAGGTTGGGATCCAGCAAATCTTAATAAAGTTGATTTACCTTGTTGTCATTACAGTTATCAATTTTGGAGTGATGGTACTAATTTAAATTTATTATGGAATCAACGATCTGGAGATTGGATGGTTGGAATTCCTTCTGATATGATATTAGCTTCAACAATGCTTTTATGTTTTGCAAGTTTAAGTAATTTAAAACCTCAAAATATTAAAATGATTATTGGTGATTCTCATATCTATGAAGAACATTTTGATAATGCTTCTAAACAATTAGATACTAAATTATATGATTTACCAAGATACAAGTTCAGAAAGCAAGAGAGTTTATATACTTTTTGGCCTGAACATGTTGACATTGTAAACTATAAATACAACAATAATATCAAATACTTATTAAAGGAATAATATGATAGACGATATAAAACAAATGCACGATAAATTTCAAGTAACGAATTTTATTGATAACAATAAAGATAATAAAAGTCTTCTAAAGAAATATTTAAAATTTAGATTAGACTTTATTAAAGAAGAATTAGATGAAACGTTTGATGCATACTTCAATAAAGATGATGTAGAAGTGTTAGACGGTCTAATAGATGTTCTTGTGGTTACATTAGGAACCCTTGATGCTTTTAAGTGTAAAACGCCAGAAGCCTGGAATAATGTATTCAATTCGAATATGACTAAGCGCCCTGGAGTTAATGAGACAAGACCTAATAATTTTTCATTACCTGACATGATGAAAAGCAAAACTTTTGTTAAACCTGAGTTAAAGAAATTTACTGGTTTACTTAAAGAGATATTGAATGATTAAGATATTGTTCATTTTGCTTTTGCCATCTGGCGAGCTAATGTTAAAACCACACTATTTTTTGAAACCAATTAATGTTCACGAATGCTGGACTTTTGGTGAAAATTATAGAGAGAAAAACACGACATATAACAATAAACGCAATGTACACTATTTAAATAATACTAAAATTTTATTTAATGGTTTTATTTGCGAATAACCAAAGGAGAATAACAATGTTATTACAAAACGTAGAAATAAGTTGGGTGAAATTTGATCCAGCTAATCCTGATATGGGGTTTGATAAGAAAACACCTCAATATTCTTGTACAGTAAAGACTTCAGATAAAGTTCAAGCTGAAGCTTGGAAGAAAGCATCGATCAACGTAAAGCCAAGTGAAGAAGCTGGCTCTGTTGTATATTCAGTAACTCTTAAGAAAAAGATTTATGCTGATGCTGATGGTAAAAACACAACTAAACCACCTGCTGTAGTTGATAAACAATTACAACCTATAACTAATACATCAAGTATTGGTAATGGATCTAAAGGTAATGTCCAAGTAAGACTAAAACCTTATGATTATCTAGGTAAGCAAGGTATCTCTGTACAGCTTTTAGCTATGCAAGTTACTGAGCTTAAAGAGTATCAAGGTGGAGATGCATTAGAGTTTGCAGCCATCGATACTGATACTGCAGTTATCTAATAATAATAAACAATGGCGACGTTGAAATATACGTCGTCATTTTAATATTAGGAAAATTATGACAGCAAATATAAGAAAATTTGAAGAGATTGATACTGATAATACTTTCAATATGAATCCTGAAGAAATTAAAAGTATTAAAGATAAAGTAAAAAAGTCTGTAGTTAAAAGTTTTTATATACCTATTGAACAAAAAGAGATTGGTATTGTAAACACTGACACAAATAAAATTGAAATAGTTGTTAAAGTTAATATGATATTAGATTTAAAAGATATGCATAAAGATGACTTAGAACTAGTTTATGAAGAAGCAAATATAACCGAACAATTTAGAAAATACTATCCTTGTAATTATTTATACTTACTTGGTGACCATACAGTTGTTCAATAAAGAAAGATAAAAATGAAAATAATTTATGATTTAGAAACTAATGGTTTGATACCTGAAGTAAGTACCATATGGATTGCTGTATGTAAGAATATAGAAACAAATGAAATTACTACATTTTCAGATCATGATAAAGATTCAAAGCCTTTAAATGAATTATTACCATTTTTAAATAAGTGTGAAATTTTAATTGGACATAATATTATAAATTATGACAATGTCTGTTTGCATAAGCTTTTAGGTTGGGAGCCACCAAAGAGTATCAAAATGATAGATACAATGCTACTTAGCCAAATGAATAACTTTAGAAGAGAAGGTAAACACTCACTTAAGAACTTTGGTAAAATACTTGGAGATGCAAAGCTTGAGTTTGGTGATTTTCATGAATATTCTGAACAGATGAAAACGTATGCACTGCAGGATGTGAACTTAAACCATAAAGTGTATAATTATGTAACAAGAGAGGCACTTGATTTAATTAAGAATAGACCTAACTTTAAACAAGCTTTAAAAACTGAACATGATATTGCTGAAATATGTGCTAATCAAGTTAAATACAAATGGAAGTTTAATACTGTATTAGCTAAAAAGCATTATGAATATTTAACTTCAGAAATGAAAGCTATTGAAGATGAAATTAATCCTACATTAAAACCTAGAAAAGTTTTAATTGATAAGGAACCTAAGAAAGCTAAGTACCTACAAGATGGTAGATTTTCTGCAGTAAGTGCAAGAATGCTAAGTGAATTTTTAGGTACTGAAATAAAACAAACTGATACTGATAAGTGGAAACCTAATAAATTGTTTCAAAGATTTAATATGGTTGAAGCTGATCTTGGTAACATGGATCAAGTTAGAGGAATGCTTTTAGATAACGGTTGGGAACCAACTCAATTTACGCCTAAAGGTGAACCAAAAATTACAGATGATTCATTAACTAAAGTTGTAAGTGACTTAGGTAAAAAGATAATCTATTATTACAGTTTAAGATCAAGACACTCTGTACTTAAGGGTTGGATTGAATTAGCTGAAGAAAATAATGGAAGAGTTTATGTTGAGCCTTTTAATATTGGCACACCAACTTTTAGACAAAGACATAGTAAAATTGTTAACGTGCCTGGAGCCAAATCATTTTTTGGTAAAGAGATGCGTGAACTATTTATTGCTGACGAAGGCAAAGTTATGATTGGTTGTGATTCAAGTGGTAACCAAATAAGAGCGTTAGCACATTATTTAAATAATAAAGATGTTAATGATCATATTTTAAAAGGAGACATACATCAACACAATGCAACAACTATGGGAATACCAAGACCTTTAGCAAAAGGGGTCTTATATGCTTCTATATTTGGCGCTGGTGTGCGTAAACTTGGTAAGATGGTTACAGGTGTTGAAGATCTTAGTAAGGGTAAAGAAGTTAAAGCAAAACTTTATGAAGCCTTGCCAGGTCTTAAAGAACTTATTGCTAAGTTAAATAATTTCTTTTACACAACAGAAAACAAAACAGGTTATGGATTTATACCTGCTTTAGATGGACGTAAGATATATGCTGAATCTTCATTTAAACTTTTAAATTATCTTCTACAATCGTTTGAAGCAATTACAGTTAAGACCGCTGTAGTTAATGCTTTTAAAATGTTTAAAGAAGAAAATATTGAAGTTGATATGTTAGGTTTGATACATGATGAAGTCCAAGTACAAACTAAACCTGAAAATGTTGAAAGAGTTAAGGCAATACTACAATACTCATTTGGAGAATATATTACTAAGAAATTAGAACTTAATATTCAAATGGGTGGAGATGCAAAACACGGTCAAACGTGGAATGATTGTCACTAAATAAATAACGGGCTAATGATAAACGTTAGCCCAACAAAATTATAGAAAGATATAAAAATGAATAAAAATAAAATGATAGGATTAATTGATGGAGATGTATTAATTTACAGAGCTATACATAAATCTGAAAAAGATAAGATTAAACCAGAAGATGCTTTTAATGGTATAATGAAACAAATTAAAATTGATACAGCATGTGATGAATACACATTACACGTATCAGGTAGTGGTAACTTTAGAAGAGAAATAGAACAACCTTATACTGTTTATAAGGGTCAAAGAAAAGAAAAGCCACCTCAGTTTAGAGCATTAAAAGATTATGTAATTGAAACTTACAAACCTACAATGCAAGATGGATTAGAAGCTGATGATACAATTTCTATTGAAGCTACTAATTATGCAAAAATAAACCAACTATATATGTTAATTACAATTGACAAAGATTTAAAAAATATAGGTGGATTGTTTTATAACTTAATGCATAACAATTTAATTACTGTATCAAAAAAAGAATCTATTGAATTCTTTCACGAGCAACTTTTGACAGGTGATAACGTTGATAATATTCCTGGTATTGAAGGTATAGGTAAAGTTAAAGCTTCAAAGCTATTAGAAAACAAAACTATTAAAGAACAATTTGAAGCAATTATTGCTGCTTATAAAACTTGTTACAAGAAAGATCATAGAAATAGATTAGAAGTAATGGGTAAGATGCTATATTTATTAAAAGATATAGATGATAAGTGGACTATTAACTTTTGGAAAGGATATATTAAAAATGTATAGATCAAGCATAAATTATATTACTTCAATGGCAAACTCAAATGCTAAAAAAAGAAGTACTAAAAAGAACTTACCATACAACCTTGATACAGAATACTTAAGATCTATATTTCCAAAAGATTTTATGTGTCCTATATTAAAATATAAGATGGTTGTTAATGATAAAGTAGTAGGCAAATTAAGCCCAACCCTTGATAGAATTAATCCTAGGTTAGGATATGTTAAGGGTAATGTTGAATTTGTTTGTATGCTAGCTAATCATATGATGAGTAATGCAAGTGGTAAAGACTTAAGTAGGTTTAGTAAATGGATTAACAATAGATATAAAAGAGAGGTAAATAACAATGACAAAAAACACATTCATAAAACACAGCAGTTGCAGCAAGTGTTCAAGTTCTGATGCTAACGC